AACATCTGGCTCTCCTTCTCGCCTAATCTGTGACATCTCGAAGAATCTACTATACTTATTAGCATTATCTAAAAATCCTATAGTAGTTCCTAAGTTAACTGGATTAGTTTTATGGTTAAAATTATAAGAAGAAAGTCTGTTTATTTTTGCTGTATTAGGATTAAGTACATCACTATCTGTAGTCAACATAAACTGTTGATTTTTTGTAAATATAACTAAACCTGTATTAACTTGTATTGCATCAAAGACGATAGCTGGGTATGTAGAACTACATGATAAATCTATAGGGTCTACATTAGAAAAAGTCGTAGCAGTTTTAGCCCAGAAATTAAAGAAGTTTCCCGGACGAGACATAATAACATTCTCATCACTAAGCATTACTAACCTATTTCTAAAGAATACCATCTTATTAATAGTCTTCCCTACAAATGACGCCCGTGGATTAGTTCCATCAGGAGCTGTATCACCTACTTGTGCTCCTTCCCACGCGACTGTTGAAAGTGTAAATGTTGTTGAGTTAGTTCTTACTAACTGTAATGGCATAGTTGATGCATCAAAGTCAGTATTAGCTCCCGGTAATACACACTCTTCCCATACTCCTTCTCCACTTAAACCATTATTAGCAATAAATTTAAGGTAGTAATCGTCTTCTTCGTTAGCACTATTCTTAATTTTTACAACAAATCCATCTTTACACTGTCTTGGTAAATCATCTACTGTAAGAACTTCACCAGCTACAACGTTTAATAATTCACTAACTGGTGTAGAAACGTTAAAGAAGTTTTGTTCTACCCCATTCTGTATATTAGAAGTTCTAGAAATGTATAGTCCATTTCCTATCTGTTCTACAGTATTAAAATGTCCTGTAGCTGCTATCTCTGCTCTAAGAGTACCAAGTATAGATTCTGGAGTTACAGTTGTTTTAGTGTCGAATGATGTAGGGTTAGGTCTAATTAATCCTAGGTTAGCTTGTACTTGTGATTCACTAACTTCATCAATAGTTACTTTATAGTAACCATCTTTCATGTACACATAGAAGAAATCTCCCTGCTGCCATCCCTCGCCCCCGTAGAGGAGGTCGTTTGTTGTTGTATACCTAGTTCTATACTCTACGTTTGAGCCACTTCCTACGGGCGTAGACTGACCTGTGGTGGTAATCCTAAAGTATAAGTTAGCTCTACCACCTGAACCATTATTATTTATATTTACTTGATAAGAAAAATCAGAACCACCTAGTGTAGAAACAGCATCATGGTCTACTAATGTTCCCCCACTGGCTACTTCAAATATTCTAGTACCAACGTTAGGTGCTAGATCGTCAGACCCAGTTCCTGTAGAACATCTAGTAGTATTACTAACTCTTTGCACGTGGTTTTGCATATTACCATTACTATCACAGTAGTTATTACTAGATCTCACCATCTCTACACTAATTCTTGTAGCTGTAGATACTGTTTGAGGTACCGTATTACTAAATAAATTTACTGCGTATTGAGCTGCATACTTTAATGTCTTAAGTTCTATAAATACTTCTGGAGGTCTTAATGGCTCCGTAGCACTAGACATAGTAACAGTCTTAGTTCTATTAGTTAGGAAAGTATAATCATTAATAGTTAATGTCTGTATATCTTCGTCGTTATTGTGTATTAGGTAACTGTTACCATTACCAACGACATTCATTTCTGAACCATCGCTACACTTCCACATTTTTATCATGCCATTTCTAGCAATCTGACCTATATACTGTTCATCTTCATCTCTGTAATAATGAAACCATCTTCCATCAGTAACAGAATTTTTTGATCCATCACTTAAAGACTTTATTAATTTTCCACCGGGACGTTTAAGTAAACCATGTGTTACATCAGGTAAAACATTGTTTGCAACATTAACCTGTCCCGGAACCTTTAGTTCATCTGGCTGTTGAGAAACGCCACCGGTTAATGTAGGTACTAATTGTGTAACACTTGCCATTATCTAATTAATGCTTTGTAAGGTTGATAGGCGTCGTAGTTTTGTTCGTGTTTAAATCCGAAGAAACTATGATCTCCTTGTTGTGTGTCATACTCCATGACGCTTGCTCTAGTTTGAGCTTCTTGAGTTTGTAATAACTTAACAAGGTTAACATCACCAACTAATTGTGTAGCTGCTCTAGTTGATGCTTTAGCTATAATATATCTTTGGAATGCAGAGGGTATATCTTCAAAGTTGTAAAGATAAGTTGCGTCTACTAACACATCATTCTCAAATTCAAATGTATGTTTTACTTTGTCGTAGAGTTTATTACCTCTCTTTACTACATCAAGAAGTCTATTTGTTTGTCCTTCATGTACATCGTAACGTAGATAAGAACTAGGAATACTGATTTCTTTATTTGCATCAGGACTAATTTTAATACCATATTCAGTGTTAAAATGCCACCCTTCATTTAATACATCTTTTATAGTTTCCACTAATAGGTTATGTATAAATGATATCTCTGGGTTTGTACTGATTAGTGCACCTGTATTTGTATCTCTTAATTGTGTTATAGGTGATTGACCTATGCTACCCAAGATAGAATTAACTGCGGATAGTTCGGTATCGGTTGTTATTGGTGTAGACATAGATAAAAAAAAGGGACCCGAAGGTCCCGTATAAAGAATAAAAATTAAGCGTTAGCTGGGTATGTTGTACCAAATCCTGCTGGTGCTGAAGCTCCAACGTATAGTTCAACTGCTGCTGCTGGGTTTAGGAAATCTACCCCCATAGCCATGCGTCCCAATATCACATCGCCTTGGTATACCACGGATATGTCTCCACTTGTAACCTGTACTTGTGGTCCGATAGCCTCTACAACTGCTGCTGCCTCTTTCTGGAAGATTAGACCGCATGACTTACCGAAGTCAGTAGAGTTACCATAGTTGTTATTGATACCAGATACTGAAGCTCTACCATCTGCAAGTGCGTCACCGATGTTGTCGCCTAAGTTGGAAGGTGAAGTTTCACCTGTTGTTCCACCATATGCTACACCGTGCTTACCTAAGAATGGTATGTTCATTGACTTATAGATCTTGATACCAGCGATCTCAATGATGCCGTTTCCGGACTGCAATGCAGTACCTTGAACGTCTCTATTGATTAGACCGTTAGAACCTATATCTTGTATAAGTGCGTAGTACTGACGAGGGTTTAGAACCGCCACTCTGCCTGCACTATTTACTCCTTTTTCGTCTAAAGCTGCTGCTGCATCATAGAATGCATTAACTAGGTTGCCTGCGTTGTAAGCCTCAGAATCGTTAGTACCTGTACCAACTCTTATCTGAGTTCCGCCGGGCTCCTTGAAGCCAGTCTTAGTGATAGGAGAAGCTTGTCTTGCACCTTTAGCGATAGCTCTGAAAGCAAGTCTATCGTATTTTTCTGCAAGTGCATAACCGATCTTTCTTGAGATTTCTCCACGTAATTCGTAATGTGCAAGTGTCTCGTCTAGCTCATAAACGAATGCACTGGAAATTAGGAGGTCGTCGATTGTCACGGTTTTTTCAGCTACTGGAGGTGCTCCATCGGAGTTACCCAAGATGCTGTTTCCGGGTACATGGTACTCGGCTGTTGTTCTACCGGTGTAGATGAACTGCATACTCTTTCCGTTCTTAAGAGTTCTCTTCATAATGAGATCTCTAGCGATTGTCTCGTGCTGGAAGCCTTTGAACATCTCGCCACTGAACAATTTAAGGTAGAGTGCGCGTGCATCACCAGTACTATTTGATTGACCTTGACGTGTTAATGAAGTAGTAAGGTCACTGGATTGATGTGCCATTATTATGTTAAAAATTGAAGGTATTAACTATCGTTCTTACGCGTAAAAATGTAGGAGTCTTAATTGGACTCACTGAGATTCGTGGTCTTTTCCCACCGTCGACGGCATAAAGGTATCCTCCTTAGAGGGCTTTAGCCAAATTGGTATGGGAGGCTTCGCACCTCCCTCGTCGGCTTTAACCGATTACCTTTGTGTAAGCAATGCCACGATATACGAAAGTAACTGTCATGGTTATCTCCATATACTAAGCCCCGTTCCATGCTTAGTTCTCATGCGTCCCCGGAGGGATGAACGGACGTGGTTGCCAATGCCGGGTGACCCCGGAGATGATAAAGATATTAGTTATCGTCGTCAGAATTATCAGAAAGTTCTTTATCAGTTTCTTTCTTTTCTTCTTGATTTTTTTGGAGTGCATAGTAGGTGATGCTTGCTCTCATCTTATCTGATTGATGGCTCATCCTATTGATGGTGCTGATAATGCAACTTGAGTAGTCTCGGCTGAAGCTAGATCAAGTGGGAAGTTGTGAGCGTTACGCTCGTGCATTACTTCCATACCT